TGCTGATGATGGTGACGAAGATGACGTAATCGGACAACTTGTTACCACGTTTGACACGCCTGTAACTTTCAACCAGAACATCACAATCGTTGGTGGTCCAGATGGTGAACTCGTTAACAATGTTAACTCACCTCTACTAATCAACGTTCCTGATCAGCAACTAACAAATCAAAATGCTCCTCTAGTAATCTACTCACTAGTAAGCGCATCTGATCCTGTAACTGGTCTCCCACAAGATGCTACCCTCAACAGAGATAGCTTCTTCCCCAACGCTACTGGTGATATTCGCATCGGTAAGAACAGAGTTGATGCTGCTATCTTTGGATTCAACTCAAGAGGTTCAGGTCAAGGTTATAAGATCCAGACATCTTCCCCAGGTGGAATTGGTTCTAACATCACACCTAACCAGGACGAAATTGTTTCTGCTGGTGGTTCTAGACTCAATGCTGAACAGTACATCACTTATGGTGGAACTGTTCTTCCTGAGACTGGTGATATTACCCTCAAGGGTGGTTCAATCGGTAAGAATGGATCACTTGGTTGGATCTATGCTAACATCTACACTGATATTCCTAACAATATCATCGCTGCTCTAGAGGTTATCGTAGATCAGAGCGTAAACATTGCTAAGTTTACCTTCATTGATACCAGCAACAATGAAGTTTCTATTGGATCACTCAACATCAAGGCAAGTTCTGAGATTAGAATTAACAATCTCAACTACAATGGTCTTGTTAACGGAACTTGGAAGGTAGTTAATACTCCATCTTATCCATACAATCCAGCAGAAAACTATGTTTACTTTGAAATCAACCCAAGAACAGGATCACCAATTGGTGCATTCAATTTAACTTGGAGCGATATTCTAAATGATGCAGAGAATCCTTCACCAAATGCTGTTGTTTCGTTCTCTGTATCTAACTGGAAGGAAGTAGGTGTTCTTGGTTCTGAAGCAATCAGAACTGAGACTGAGACCTATGGAGACTTCAAACTAGGTATTAACACAATTGCAAGAGCAACTCACAGTGCATATACCAATGCATTTGTTGAGACTCAGAACACTGATCCTCGTGCTAACCTAGACGTTGTTGGTAATGCATACATCAGCGGTCGTAAGATGACTGACTGGTTGGCAGAAGATAACTACAATGCTCGTGAGAGAAATAGAATCTCTGATGCATTTGTTGTTGGTTGGAACGATGAATCTTCACCTAACAGCAATGACATTGATGCTGTTGTCGCTGCATTCCGTATCTCAACTATTAACTCTGCAATTCTAGAGTCTGGTAGAGGAGACAACGAGAACAAGGTTGGTATTAACATTACCAACGCAGAACTAGACAGAGCACTTGTAGTCAAGGGCGACGCTAGATTCACTGAAGATGTACGCTTTGAGCGTGATATTGAAGTTAATGGTGATGGCACAATTGCCGAGATCAGAACTTCTGAGACCGTTGGTACTTTTAATCTACTCAACGATCCTACGTTCGTTGGTGGTGATGACTCTGCAGGACTCAATCTTGCTGGTTATGCTAAGACAATTAGAATTGGTGATTTCACAACTGACAACCAGTGGATCTACATTGGTGATAAGGCAGCAGCAGACCAGTTTGTAAGAATTGGTAGTGCAGCAAATCACTCCAATATCTTCATCGGTAATGTTGATATTGATGCTGCTATCTCCAGAACCAAGATTGGTGGTGCATACAACCGTCTATCTTCACTATCTACTGTTGACTTTGAGACCAAGCAGGTCACCTTTGCTGGTGATGTTACCTTCGGTCTTAACAAGCAACTTGGTGGTGATAGACTAGACGCTGAGCAAGTTGTAACACTAAGAACTGAAGCAGGTATTGTCAGCTTCTTCTCTGGTAATACTCAGACAATTGACTTTGCTCTAAACGCATCTGAAGTTAATATCGCTGGTCAGGGTGGTACGACAACAATCAGAAACAGTCTTGAAATTGATGGTGCTACATCCTTCAATTCAAGTGTTAAACTCTGTGGCGGTGTTTCTGCATTCTCCTTCGTTGGTGCAAGAGCACAACTTGGTTCCACTGCATTTGCACATGATGATGGTATCCTCGGACCTACAACATTCAACCAGAACGTAGACCTAATCAACGTATTTGCTCTACCAGAGTCTGATCCAAACTACAACAGATTGGATACCGCTGGTTCTGATCCTTGGGGTGGTACTGAGTATCAGGCATTGATTCCTGGCGGTGGTCCTGAAAATGCTGATCTTCCTGCTCTAACTGGTGATCAGTATTATCTACCACTTCTCAATGCTCCTGGCGATTACTTCCAAGAAGGTGATTACCTAATCCTTGATACTGTAGTTGATACTCTAGAGCAGACACATCCTGAAATTGTACGTGTTGTTCCTGGTGGTCTAGTAGGTGCTGAATCTGCTCCTTACTACCTAATCGTTCAGAGACAACCATTCGGTACATTTACTGCACTCAAGACAAATCACCCAGATAGATCTAACCGTAGAACACCAATCTACAAGGTTAATATCGCATTTGATTCTACCTGGACCGAGCAACCAATTGATGGTGCTGGTACAAACGAGAATATCTATCTCGCAACGTTTGGTGGAACTCTGCAAACTGGTAGAGATTACATTATCATTGATCGTGAAGATTCCGATGATGATGGAATCTTTGATCAGGGTGAAGTATTCAAACTTGTCTCTTCACTTGATCAGGTTAATAAGAAGTTCCAGATTCTTAGTGGTTGCCCAGATGGCGATGTTCTCTTTGAAGTTGATAGCGTCACTGGTGAGACAATCATCGGTAATGATGATGTTGATGGAGAGAATGGAAAACTAACCATTAACGGTTCGTTTGAATTCAAGGGTGGTTGTAAGACTGGATCTAGAACACAGTTTACTGGTAATGCACAGCAAGGTCTAACCACAATTACCGCAATTCCAGATACATCTGGTCTCGCAGTTGGTGATTATGTACAGATCTTTACTGGTGGTGGTACTGTTACCCTTGAGCAAAATAGATTCCCAGAAGAATCTGGTGAAACTAGATTTACTGATCCTCAAATCGTCAGCATTGTTGGAAACGTTGTAACCCTGAACGTTCCATTTACTGGTGCTGGTTCACAAGAGGGAATCACATTTGAAGCATCAACTGACGAGAAGTTCAGAATTACCGACAGAGTTCGTGATATCTTCACGATTGATGGATGCTCAGGTGATACTGTAATCGGTAATCCAAGTGGTCAGATCTATGTAAACAGAGCAAGATTCAACACTACTTCTGCTGCACATGCTGCTGGTGATACCGTATACGTCATCCTTAAGGATCCAAAGGTTGATAACAACATTGCAACAACCTTCGTTGATACGCTAACTCCAATTACAACAACTGCTACTCAGTTAACAGTTGATGATATCTCTGATTTTGAGAATGGTGATTTTATCCTCGTCGGTTATGGAAGCGGTGGCAATGAAGAATTCATGCAGGTATCTGGAACTCCAGTTGCAACTGCTGGAACTTCTGGTTATCTACCTGTAAATCGTGTTGGAAGCATTCCAGAATTCGCAGGTTCTGCAACCATTCACCAGGATGGTGAGAGTGTATGGAGAGTTCTTGTTAGAGAAACAACAGTTCTAACTGATGCTGTTGATGCTGGTGTTCAAACTTCTATCATTCTGGGACTAGAGAATAGCGATCTCGTTCCATTCTTCCTAGATCGTGAATACTTCATCGTTGTAAACTCTGAAGTCTTTGAGGTAACCAACACTACAACAAACGAAGGTGGAACTGAACTAGTTAAGACTAACTATCACCATGGTCGCCTAACAGTTTATGATGATGTTAAGTTTGTTGGTTCTAACTTTGAGATCACTGGTACAGATAACAACGTACCTATCCTCAAGTTGATCAACAACGAAGAGCACCACTTTGAAAGTGGCGCACTTGACATCAATGCTGAGACAGATATCAGCGGTACGCTAAGAATCTTCCCATCTAAGTGTGTTGAGGATCCTGATGCAATCCAGTTTACTAATAAGTCATTCACCCCAACATTCAGAGTTGAACCAGAATTTGGTGATACTTTCGTTGGTAGACTACTTGATGTCGCTGGTATTCAATCAACAGTTGCATCACAATCACAGAAGATCCTAGATGTAAGACAACTAGGTAATGGTGGAACTAAGTCCTTCACAATCAGACAAGATGCTTCAATTGATGCATTCGGATACACTGGTTGGAAGAATAAGAACGGCGGACACATCACTAAGTTCGTCAACGCACAAGCGACCCTAGAAGTTAATATAAATTATATTGTAGCGGTAGCTCCTTCTACAGGTGCCCTTGTTCTAACTCTACCATCTGATGCTGTAACTGGTGATACCATCAGAATCACAGAAGTTGGTGGACAACTAACTTACAACAACTCACTCGTCATTCGTGCTCCAATTGTGGGCGGTGAACCAGTTGCAGTCCAAGGTGATACCGAGGGCACTAAGTTAGGTGGTTTGTCAACTCCATATTCTTCTGGTGAACTAGTCATTCAAAACAGAAACGCTTCCTTCGGACTCGTTTATGTTGGACAAACTGATGGAGATAACTTCATCCCCGCTGCATACCAAGGTTGGTGGTTAACTGAACTCTGATGGCATTCTACAACAGACTAAAGACAATGAAGAGCGCCCCCATCGGCACTATCATGCCGTGGTCGGGTAGCTCTTCAAGAACGGGAGCTAATCCTGATGGTATCCCTCACGGGTGGATTCCATGTGATGGAACTTCATATCCAGCACAGGATTATCCTTTGTTGGCAGCACATTTGGGAAATACTTATGGTCCCACTGATGAGTCAATTCAAGGAAACTTTCCTGATTTTGATGATGCTGATTTGTTTAGAGTTCCTAATCTAAACGGTCGTGCTATGATTGACCTTGAGAGAGAATATCTCTTACAAGAAAAATATCAATATAATCAACCTGATGCTGAGCAAGTAATTGGTGATCTTATTTCTGAAGATGGAACTGGTGTCACGCCACCTGCTATCTACAGTGCTGATACTGATTTGCTATTTGAAATGGATCCTCTGGACAACATGGCAGGTAGGATTCAAGAATTTACGTTGAATGACCCCACATGGTCTAAGACATATTATACTATTGGTAGAAAACTTGGTATTGACCATACACCAGGACACAAACATAGTGGACAGTATACTACTGCCGTTCCTTCTGGTAAGTATGTGCAGGTATTTGAAGCACCAACATTCCAGACATCTGGTTCTCCAAACTATGAATCGGCAAACCTAACAGGTGTTACATCATCTGATGGTCCTGACGTTTGGACTAATGGATTTGGATCTATTACTTATTATGATGAGAACACTCTTGTTCTTACTGATAGTACAAAAACTTTTACACAACAAACAATTCCCAATGTTGGACTAACCAGAAATATTCCTCCTTCTGGTGCATATTCTAGTGGTTTCTCTGACACATACAACTACAATCACCAAGAAGTAGCACACACTGGAGTATTCCCTGTTCCAATTCAAAGTTTGCTTGGAAGACCAAACTATATTGGTGGAGATGATACAACAACATATCCAACAAACTTAAGTCATGCTGCTGAAAATTTTACTGAAGCAAACCTCGCTAATCACAATCACTTCAGTTTTGATATTACTATGAATGCTCCTGGTTTGAGAGCACCACAAAATCTTGCTATCAATAACATTCAGTCATACACAGTTAATGTGTCTGACATTGAAAAGGCATTAAATATTGTTATGGACAACAATACTCCATCACAAACGATCATCATGATCATTAGGGCATACTAAAATGGCAGCATTTTTAAACCAAGAAAGAGCAAAGGTCGGAACAACAACGGGAACTATTATTGCGTTCCCCAAAGAACTTGATATTAATGATCCTGCAATTGGCGTTGGATTAAATTTATTGCCTGCAGGATACATTAGATGTGATGGTAGTGTGTATAATGAAAATACATATCCAGCACTTGCACAGATCTTGGGACTTGGTGATGCTTGTGTGTTTAAACAACCTGATGTTACACTGAATGCTGATCAGTTTCAAGTTCCAGATTTAAGATCTAAGTTTATCCGAGCATCTAGTGCATCTGACCAAGGTGTTATTAATGATAATACAGTTATTAGTGCGACTGGATTAACAGTTGAGAAGTCTGGTGTTGGTGTTCAGGTATCATCTAACGTTGGATCTACTGCTGTTGTTGATCTCTTTGGACAGTTTAGAGTTCCAGCACTATCTGAAGATCTTAGGGGTAATGTTGCATTTACTAGACCAAGAAACCCAGACGAAGAAATCGTACCAGCGACAGCATTTCAACCCCACGCACACTACACTACAACTTATAGATGTAGAATTAAGAGAAGATCTGGTAGTGATGTGTTTGAATTGAACTACTATACTAACGCATCTACTATCGGTGTTGGAAACTGGTTTGATGCTACAGATGAGCAACCAGCATGTAAGTTCTACGCACAATCTGAAGTTTGGAATAGTGGATCATATACATCTGGTGGTACTGGAACAACATTTGAATATTATGGTATTTGTAAAGGAAGTTGCTCTGGATTTGACACTAGTTGCTTAGTTCCTTCTGGTAAGAGTTATTCTGTTGATACTACTCCAGAAGGTCCATGTTATGTTAACGTTGTTCTAATCGGACAATTTGAAATGGGATGTGCATCATCAAGCTACACTGTTGGTCCAAACTATGTTGAAGGAGCAGATGGTGTTGGTAGTGATAACGTTCCCCTTTCTGGTGATAATGGATATTCACACAATCAATCACTAGCAAACGTACTTCCATTTGATACTTCTGTTGATGGCACTCAACCAGCATTCCCTCAGATTTCAAACACTGTTGTGACGACAGAAGCATTTGATTATGAAGATGATCCAACTCAGCATACACATAATATCTCATACGAAATTTCTGAGACGAATTATACGTTAAATACTAGTGAGTTCTTTGTTAGTACAGAGGGCATGGAAGCGTCTGTAAATATTCGTACAGAAACAGATACAAAGATTGACAATCTAATCGCTCCCTTCATTATGGTTGACTATCTAATCAAGATCTAGTATGTCCAGAAATATCCGCTCTAATTATCTAACAGATAAAGTAACTTTTGGCGCATCTACTATGCCGATTGGATCTATTGTTCCAATCTTCAAAGCAGATGACGATAAAGTTGCAGATAATGGCGTCGTAACTCAACTTGGATCAGTTGTCGCTGGTGCTGGTGGGGGAAGCGGGTATTTTACTGATCTTGGAACAACTTCTGGATATCCAACAGGTCCAGTTGAGTTAACTATTCAACCAGGAAATTTATCTGTCGGAAATGATGAGATCAATTATCCCAATCATCCATTCATTGATGGTGATAAGATTACGGTAGTAGAAGCAGAACAAGCACCAAACATTGCTAAACTTGGTGGTTCTATTCAAAGTTTTACTGTAACCAATGGTGGATCTGGATACACAACTCCTCCAAATATTCAAGTTACTGATAATGGTAGTGGACCTGTATCCGCTGGATCTTTCTCTGTTGTAATTAACAATGGATCTGTCACTCAAATCAACGTATTGAATGGTGGTGAAGGTTATCAGTTTCCTCAGGTTTCTTTTACTGGTGGTGGCGGTGGTGCTGGTGCAGCAGCTACAGCACAAT